TTCTGCGGGACGCCCAGCGCGGCAGCCGCCTGGGAGATGTCCACCGTGAGCTTGCGCACCTCGTCGAGGTTGAGCCCGGCGGCGAGACCGGGGCCGACCGAGACTTGGAAGGTGTCGAGCAGTTGCTCGAATGTAGCCACGGTGCGCAGCGAGTCCTGGCGCAGCTTGGCGGTCTGCTCGCGCGCAAGCCCGAGCGCAAGACCGAGCCGCTGGGTCGCATCTACCGACTGGCCCTGGGCGTCACGCACGTCGCCTAGCGTGGTGACCAGGCCCGCGATGCCGAGTTGCGCGTTGGCCACAGTGTCGTTGAACTTGACGCCCTCCTTGACGAGGTTCTGGAACTCTTGGAAACCGCGCCGCGCGAGGGTGAAGATCGCGAGCACGCCCACCAGTCGGCGGAACGTGAACAGGAGCTTCTGGGCCGTCGATACCTGGGTCTTGAGCGACTTCTCCAAAGCCTTCGCGCGGCGCAGGGTCTCCGAGCCGCCCGCGAAGTCGGCCTCCCCGAATTGCTTGAGGGAGCGAGCCTTGAGCAGCTCGATCTGCTTGCGCACCACGGCCTCTTTGAACAAGGCAGACTCAAGCCGACGTGTTGCGACCAGCTCCTCGTTCTTCGAGTCGGTGACGCGCTGCTGTGCGAGAGCCTCGCGCTCCAGCCGCTTGATGCGAGCGCGCTCCGCATTGGCATCCCGCTGCGCTGCATTCCGCAGCGCGATGGCAGTACGCTCGCGGGCGCGCTGGGCCTTCGATGCAAGGTCCAGTTCACGCGCGAGCTTCCTGTTGGCCTCGGCCTGGGCGCGAGTTGCCCGCTCCTCATCGGTCAACGGCTTGACGACCGACTTGGTAGCAGCGGACAGCTCGCGCTGGGCCTTCGCCAGCTCCTTCGTGGCCTTGGCCTGATCGCGGATCTCCTTGGCGGCGGACTTCTGACCCCGGACGACCTTCTGGAAGTCCCTGAACTCGGCCTTCGACGAGCGAATCTCCTCACGGAACTTCGCCGTGGTCTTCGAGAACTCATCTCGGACCCGGATGGGGTAGTTCAAGCCTCCGCGATCGGTCATAGTTAGATGCTCCCGATCTCCCGATTGAAGTCGCTGGCCGAGCCAGCAGCTTCGGTGTGGATCCCTACCTGCCTCATCAAAGACTTGACGTACTCCTTGATCCCCTTACCGTCAGCTTGCGCGCCGTGGGCCATGTCGTAGATGGCGGCCACGCGCTGTCGGACTCGGTGTTCGTTGATGGAGGACATCAGCTCGTTGAATTGCAAGAGGTCGAGACGGTCTAGGTAGTCGGCGTCGAAGCCGAAGCCGACTGCGGCGACGAAGGCGTCTTGGAGGGCTCGCCACTGGTCGGGTCCGGCTTCTCCGAGCCCTGCCCGGAGTCGGCCACGAGCCCGTCGATCTTGGCCCGCACCAGCCCGACCAGGGACTCCCCCGCGTCACCGAACGTAGTCGCGTTAGCTTTCATCCAGCCTCGGAACATCTCCACGAGCATGGGCGCATCGAGGCCCTCGTACTCCTCGCCGTCGCCATACAAGAACTCCTCGACCTCCTGGGCCGAGCGCTCGCGCTTGTACTCGAACTCGTCGCGCAACGAGTCCATGAACAGCTTGCCGAGCAGGATCAGCGAGCGGGCGTCGGCCAACGTGCCGAGGATAGTGGAGATGGCCTTGGAGCGTTCGGTCTGGCGGTGCTTCGCCATCTCGATCGAGATGCCCTGGGTCTCGATGTCCTCCAGGAAGAAGTCGCCCTCGTGCTGGCGCTTCACGTTCGAGGCCGTGTCCTTCGTCTGGTCCGCGAACAGGGTGTTGATGGCCTGGGCCACAGGCTCCGCGAGATCGCGGGCTTCGGTCAGCAGGCCGACGCGGTTCGGATAGAACCGGAACTCCTGGCCGTTGACCTGATGTTTGATGCTCCGCTTGTCGCGGAAAGTGAACTTCTTGAACCGACTCATGTTGTCATCTGCCTTTGTGACGGGTGTTGGGAGAGGCCCCGAGCCTTGCGAGCCCGGGGCCGTGAAGCCTCGCGCAGGACTACGCCTGCTGGTCGTAGGTGCGGACGGTGAGCACCTGCGACGCATCGGTGACAGCCGAGTTGACTTCCGCGACGCCCGTGAAGGACATCGTTTGGAACTCGTCACCGATGAGCGGCAGGTCGCCGTCCGCAGACAGGCTGACCTTGTGAAACAGGTACTCGGACTTGTTCCCCTCGTCGCAAGCGTTCGTCTGCACGAACAGCAGCGCTCCGGTCACGTCGTGCTCGGTCAGGGCGTTGACCTGATCGAGGTCCTGAGCGACGGAGGCCCCGGCCGTGATGTTCCAGCCCACCACGTCGCCGTCCGCGACGAGGATCGAGCTGGGCAGGAAGCGAATCAGGCCCATCTCGGCGTCCACCTCGAAGTCCGTGCCCTCGACAAGGGCTTGCGGCGTGCCGGCCGGGTCCTCCTCGACGACGTAGGTGACACCCGCCGCGCCCAGGTCGTACACGCGCGCGCCCGTGTCGTCCTTGAGTTGGTACCACGCGCCGAGCTTGACCGCCGAGCTGATGAGAGCATCTTCGGCGTTGGCCCAGGTGGTGTCGTGCGGGTTGTCGTACACCTCGGTCGAGCCAGAGAAGAAGTCGGCGAGGTTGTCGAAGTTGATCTCGTCCAGGATGTACGCGAGGCCGACCTCTTGCGAGATGACGCAACGCTTGTCCGTGAACTTGATCTGCTCGCGACTCGACTGGTGGCGAATGTCCTCGGAGGACACGGTGATGTTGAACTCGGTCGCGTTGCCGAGGTCGCGGAAGCCGTCCGCATCGGGCAGACCGGCGGCGGTCAGCTTGGCGAGACGCACGATGCCACGCCCGAGAACATAGTCCCGGGTGTTGGGAGCGCCGCTGGTGTTGATTCCGGGCATGGGTTTCTCCTGTCGGAAGAATGGGTTTCAGTAGCTACTGATGGCACAGCTCGGCGACGAACCTGTACGTCGCTTCCGTGCCGTTCGACGCCCCGCCACGCGGCGGGTGTTCGTACTGGACCTCTTCGAGCAGCAGCAGGACCGACTGGTCCCTGCCGTCACCGAGGTCCTGCGGGATGGTGATGGGCGAGCGCATGAGGTCGATCTCGAAGTGCTCCAGCACCACTTCGGTGTCGAAGCGAAGCACCAAGAGCCACGCCCATCCCTGGCGCTCCTGGCGGAACTCGCGACCGTACTCGGAGTCCACCCCGAACACGCCACGGATCTCGTTGGCCTCGGCGGACTTGACCGACTGCGCCGCGCCCTCGGAGAGGATGCTTGGTCGCGCGACCGAGTACGACGCCTCCGGGAACGTGCCCGCGTAGGCACGCGCTTCGACGGCGGCTTGAATGGCAGTCTTGTACCCCACGGCCTAGTCCTCGGAGGGGGGATTCACGCCGCCCGAGCCCTTGAGGCTCATGCCGACGCGGGGAGTGTTGGGCGGGAACGAAGTCTGGCAATCCGGCGTGCCGTCCCAGACCTGCACGTCGTCGCAGGAGACGCCGCTGGAGTCGGCTAGCTCCTCTAGCGCGGCGGTGATGTCCAGCTCGCAGCGGCGCAGCTCCTCGTCCAGCTCCATCGAGGAGCGCTCGCGGACTGGCGCCTCCTCATTCCATCTGGCGTTCACGTCGCCGCTGGCGTCCATGAACGTGTTCGGGAGGAGGCGCAGCAGTTCGCAGCGAACCATCTGCACCTCCGTGGTGGTGGCGAGGGCGCGCAGCACCTCGTCCTCGGTCGTGGGCAACTCCGTAAACGGGAGCGCCACGAGCACGTTGGTCCTGGCCGTCCCCAGCGAGCGGTAGAAGCGTAGCCGCGCTCGTAGAATCGCCTCGTCGATGATCGCTTCCGTGTCCAGCGCGGACGCTGGCACGGCGGACAGACGCAGGCGCTCCTTGAGCGTCGCTTCGTTGGCAACGAACAGGGGTGCGGCCATGGACTACTCCTCGGTCTCGGGGGCTTGGGCGCGCGCCTTCGCTGCTTCGAGACCGGCAGCGGCCTCGGCGGACAGATCCCGCGTGCCGGTCTTGAGGGCGGACCCGCTGGCGTCCTGCGTCAGCTTGTCCAGGGCGAGCGTCTGCGGACGCGAACGGTCGTTGACCGGGGCGACCACCTGACGCATGCTGGGCTGCCAGCCGCTCGTCAAGAGCCGCACGGCGTCCTGCTCGTCGGCCAAAGAGTCGGCGTCGTACTCCGGGGCGATCTCCAGGACCATGATGAGCAGATCCTCCATGGTCTTGCCGACCAGGGTACTGGGGTCTGCGCGGAACGGATTGGCGGCGAGCGCCGCGACTACCTCTTGAGCAGCCTCGACCGAGATCCCAGCAGCCTCGATGCGGCCCTCGTTGAGCCAGCTTTGGATGTCGGACCCCGGGAAGATCCCGGGCGGCAGCAGCTCGCCCTGCATCACCATGTTCCGCCGCGACATGATGAACCCAGTGCTCACCCCCCGGGGCAGGCGGATGGATCCTCGGACGACTCGGTACGCTTCGTTCTGTTCGCTCACGATTGCCTCCTATGGCGTTCGGCTGTGTGGATGAATCGGGGCCGGACCCAGCCTAGCGGCCCGGCCCCGATCTTGGTGTCCCGAGGGACTAGGCGAGCACCTGGACCGAGACCGTCGCGTTCGGACGACGCGGCACCGGCATCGGGTTGGACTCGACCAGCAGCATGCGGGCGCTCGGGTCTTCCGTCTCCCAGGACTTCGAGAAGCGCTTCGACTGGAGCACCTTGCCCGCGCCGATCGCCTTCATGTCCTCGATCGCGCCGTAGTACGTCACGAACTGGGCCGCCGGGGTACGCGCGACGAACTCGGCGTACTTCGGACGGATCAGGTCGGTGGCCACACCGTCCACGTCCACCGTGCGACCGTAGCGCCACACGCGGATGCCGTGGACGTAGGTGCCCAGGTACAGCGCGCCGGACTCGGCGATCTGCTGGGTCAGGTCCACGGTGCCAGTCGCCAGCCGGCGGATGTCGAGCAGGCTCGACAGCTCGTCAGGAGCGTCGGCCAAGAAGGCGTCGGCGGCGTCTGAGCCGAGGATCACGTCGGTGACGTTCAGGCTCACCGCATCGTTGACGAGCTGCGCCGCGTCCAGGAAGTCCTTGCGGAAGGACGCCGTGGTCTCATCCCAGCGGTCACCAGCCCCCAGCGCGTAGTCGTGCGCTGCGTCGCGAGGGAACGTGATGGTGAAGGCGGCCTCGTCGGCCTCGTAACTGACTGCGCCTTGCAGGGCGAGCGCACACAGGTACTCCTCCGAGTTGGTCACATCGTCCATCATCATCGCCATCTCCGAGGCCATGTATTCACGCATGGCCCGTTGGATGCCGCCTGCACCGGGGAAGATGACCGAGCCGGGGCGACGCTTGTTCAGCAACTCGGTCGGCGTCATCGGACGCTTGATGCGGATGTGGGGCGGGACGATGACCCGGAACGACTCGTCGCGGCCCTCGGTCATCACGGCAGCGCCGTTGCGCTCCACGAACGGGGCGATCTGTCGCCCACGGTCGAGAAGGCTGAGTTCGATGTTCCTCGTCGGGACGGTCACGTCCCGCGAGAACAGAAGGTTCTTGAGGAAGGCGTTCGGAGCCTTCATCTCGTTCACGGCGGGAGTCAGCGTGCTCCAGCTCAGAACGTCGGCAGAGTTCGGCATTTTCGATTCTCCTTTTGGTTGAGCGGAAGCTCGGGACTAGGCCACGTCGGCGAGGCCCTGGACGATGATGCCAGCGTCGCGCACAGAGCTGTCAGCCAGCGCGGTGTCGAGAGTGGCCTGGGTCTGACCGGCGGGCAGCGGGATGTCGTCGTAGTGGACGACGCCTCGCTTGAAGACCTGGATCATGGTCTCCCCGGTGTCGGACCCGGCGTGGGCTTCGTCGGGCGCCCACAGAAGGCCCTGGACGGTGCTGGCGTCAGCGTCGGCCCACACGCCCCACGTCCCGTCGCCGTTGTTCACCAGCGGCGTCAGGTGGGGAAGGTCGGCAGCGGCACCGAGGGTTTCCAGTTGCGACGGCCAGATGCCGTCCTGGTACGGGAAGGCGCGAAGGTTCGGGGTCTGCGAAACGGCATCGCCGAACAGCTCTTTCGGTTCGAGGGCCATGGTAGGCTACTCCTTGTTGATCTGGTTGGTTGGTGTAGGAAGGAAGAGGTGCGGCGCCTAGCCGAGGACTTTCATGCTGGACGAGTTGCCCATCAGCTCGTTCGCGAGCTTCGCGATCGCGAGGCCCTCGTCGGTGGCGGACTTCGCCAGATCGTCCTCATCGTCCTGCGCCGACGGGGTGCGGGCGGGAACGTTGGAGCGCTTGCGCGCCTTGAAGAGTTGCACCTGGAGTGCGCGGACCTCTTTGGTGTCCTCGGGCTTCGCCTCGATGCCAGCCTCGGTCAGCTCCGCGAGCGACGGGGCG